ACTGTCCATTTTACAATAAATTTCGTTTTATTGTAAAATAGTAAATAACGCCATACACTAGTTTGAATGATTCAAGATTTCGTTACAAAATTAATCGATAATTTACCAGAGGAGATAACAAAAACGAAGGAGCCGATTGTAATAGACCTCATCTTGGATGGCGGCGCATTTAATGGTAGTTATTTAGTTGGCGCACTATACTTTTTAAAGGAAATGGAAAGGCGCAAATATATTAGAATAGATCGCATATCTGGATGCAGTATCGGCGCAATTGTGGGGTTCTTATATTATATTGATGGACTTCATCTTATGACAAAATTATACGAAATACTTGCGGCGGACTTTAGAAAATCATACAAGCTGCGACTGGTTAAACAGCTTAAGCGGCATTTAGGTGGTAGTATTCCGTCCGATATTTGTCAAAAAATAAACGGTAAATTATTTATTACGTATCACAACATCAAAAGAGGCACGAAGCCGGTAAAGTGTAAATATACAGACATAGACGACATTTTAAATACAATAATAAAGTCGTCTTACATTCCATTTTTAATAGACGGTAATGTTCTGTACAAAAACAAATATATAGACGGAATGAACCCCTTTATTTTCGCAAATGAACCAAATAAGAAGATTCTTTACATGGACCTATTTGGTTATGACAAGATAAGCAATCTTATCAACGTGAAAAACGAGAAATCGAATTATCACCGAATTCTGTCCGGGCTGTTAGACATTCATTCGTTTTATATAAAACAATCCAATACCCAAATGTGTAGCTATGTTAACGATTGGAATATTTTCAATAGCGGGGGCAATTATATAAAGGTTCTAATAGAGAAGTTGTTGTTATATATTGTTTATGCGATAGTTTTGATAAATAAGAAGATACCCCGAGAGGTCAAAGACAGTATCATTTACAAGAGTTTAGCAAAAATATTATACGACGTTTTTTTAATCGTATTGGAAAACCGTTGTTTATAAGTTAGAATGATTAAGCATTAATATTCTTCTATAAAAATGGACAATATCGATATAACTAGTTCTGAATTCACAATTAACGACATTTCCAACGATATTATCGGTGGAGGTGACGATTTCTCAGTAGACTCCCTATATATTTATATAGGAATTTTGGTTTTCGCTCTATTGGCCATTGTATTCTTATATAAAATGTATAATAGACATCGGCGAGTCACATTTCAAGATAAGCTAGATGACTGTTACGGCGATGTTTGTCGTCCGTAATTTAACTGGAGCGTCTTGTTTTGCCACCATAAATAGCTAGTTGCTTCTTCCTCTTAATTGTTTTGGCTGTTTTAGCTGTTTTGGCTGTTCTAGCTGTTTTGGCCTTTTTTGCCTTCTTTTTTGCTGGTTTATTATCATCTGATTTTTTCTGTTTAAAATCATCTGGTTTATAATTTAAAAACCACTCTTCTAACAATCCCTTATCGTTTTTCTCCTTTAATTCCTTATATTTTGCTGCCTTATCGGCGCGCATTTCTTCAACGGATTCTTGGTGTCCATAGCAGGTAATACTGAATCTAGTAAGCAGACCCTTTTGCTCCAATCTATTCTTTTGCTGCACATCAAAGAGAAAACTTGACATACATAATATTCTGTCTAAGAAATGGTTATAGTAAGCGCGATCCGCATATAAAAATGCCAAATAGAAACTTAACATGGTGTCGATTGTTGCTATTTTGACCTTTTGTCCAGATATGGTAATAACATTATAACTATGGCACGCAATCGGTTTGTATATCATTGCGACTGTATCTTTTCCAACGCAAATTTCATAATGTACAGGGATTACTTCTCCAACCGGCTCCCTTTTGTTGATTTTAACATTTTTGACGCCAATATCCTTTAAACGTTCCTTCACAATTTCGGCGGTTGTTTCAGGGTCATTGGATAAAACATCGAAATCCGCAATCTTTTCTAATTTCTGTTTAACATTACCAGGCATGTAGCGCGAATATAGAGACATGGCGTAGCCGCCAAAAAACACGACCCCCTGATTTACAAACGCGTTTCTTACTGTATCATAAATAAGGTCTTCATCTGTTCTATCTTCCATTTCTCGTTGAAAATCAACCATGTTACAATTTAAATCTGTAATTGGATAATGTTTATTTAATAGCGACAGACGCTTCATAACCTTTTCCCACCTACTCGTATCTCCTGCGGGGCGCGAGAGCTCTAAATACATTGACATTCTTAAATAGTTTGGCGGTGTGTATAAAATTCCGCCTACGCGAATCGCGTCCTTTTTCAACGCATTATAAATACCCTTGGGTAACATGGTTATATCAGCAACTGGAATATAATTAACGAACACTTTATATGTTCCGTGATGCTGACCCGCCTTTGCCTCTACATCTGTAAACCCCTGTTTATAATAAACATCTGCCAACTCTTTCGCATCGGCCAACGCATTCACCGCGAAAAAGTCATAATCAGGAATCTCTACTTCCTTGTTATAGAATTGATCATCTGAAGGTAATATATTATTAATTGCCGTCCCTCCATAACAAATTAGGGCCTTTCGCTTAATAAAATCTTCGACAATCTTAATAATTCTTTTAATATCGTCTGATTGAATAACGCGCCTAGCCATTTTTTCTTCCGCTTTATCAACTGCCATACGAAGAATCGCTAATTCACAATCTTCGAATTTTAATCCTTTACAGGTCTTTTTTGTTGTCATCCCGTGATCTTATATACTAAATAGATTTAAATCTTCAATGGGCAATTAGTAATTTATAATTTTAAATTTTTTTATAGTGGGGGTGAACCCTTCTTAAGATTTAAAACTATAATAGTCTGTTGATGTTGTCCGCGTAGCATATGAATACGCGGGGTTTTGTGGGGTTGGTGCCGGAATAGTGATAGGTTGGTACCTCAAATCCGCGGGTTTTAAACAAAATGCGTAACCACATCTATCGAAAAACTCGGCATTCTCCATTAAAAAGTTGTCCACCAGTTGATAACGCATTGCGACAAAATTACATCCATACGCTCTAGCTAGCATTGCGCTTGGATTTGCGGGATCGATACCTACGTCTGGGAAGACGATTGTCATGCCCGTCCTGTTATAGTCAGTTAATTCCTGAGTATCGGGGTTATTTACAATGTCATAATTTGAATAACTTCTCATAAAGATTGAGTTGCTTGTTATGTTTACGTATTCTAGGAATGCTTGATTCTGTAAAAATGAGTTGTTTATTTTGTCAACGACTAGAATCACCTTGTTCCTAAACGTTATTAAGGGAACGCTTCCTAAATTATGACCGCTATTTTCAAAACTATAATCCATTCCAAGCAAGATATCATCATACGATTTTAAAATAGACGCTAAATTAGAATACATTTCCTGGTTATTGCTCTTAATTCTTAAGTGAACAATAATGGGGTCTGTTGGATTTGGCGCGGTTCCGCCGGAAAATGCGTAGCTACGGATTGTCTCCATTACGCTGCTAAAATCAACGGAATTAAATGTCTCTTTAATGAAATAACTGTCGACTGTGGAAGTAGCAACGACGGGTTGATTGTCAATTGAGTATACTTCAAAGTCTAAACACCTGACACCCTGTTTAATTACTGCCTTTAAATTACAAATATTTACGAAATCGTTTTTGTAAGAGCCGCCCGAACAAGCATTATATGCGGTTTTAACATAGTAATCAAAAAGGTTGCCGCTACAGTCGGGATCATTCGCAGAAATAGGCCTAATGTTTCCGTTTACGGTGGGATACAAAGAATTCATAAAATCGCATTCTTTCGATTCTAATCTGCTAAGATAAATCATGTATACGATAAATATTACAAGAATGACAAAAATAATCGCAATAATCATATACGACTGGAAAGCTTCATCGGAATTTGTAATGTTGCTTAAATACTGTTCTGCTACGCTTGGCATTAATCTAATATAATATATTATTTTTTAATTTAAATTTGGGTTTTAGAAAGAATATATAAATGATGAAATAAAGAATTAAAAAATTACCTTATTATATACTTAATATGGCAGGCGGATTAATGCAATTGGTTAGCGAAGGGCAACAGAATATAATTTTAAATGGCAATCCAAGCAAAACATTCTGGAAGGCTGTTTATAAAAAATACACGAACTTTGGTAAGCAAAATTTTAGATTGGATTATGAAGGAACGCCAACAATTAATCCTACAACAGAATCAACATTTGTATACCGCGTTAAACGATATGCCGACCTCCTTATGGACTGCTACATCTCAATCAATCTCCCGACAATTTGGAGCCCAATTCTGCCTCCTCAACCAATTTATAATTCAGCAGGTGCGGTAACTGGTTATACTGACTGGGCGCCTTACGATTTTCAATGGATAGAAAATATCGGCGCGCAAATTATTAGCCGCATAACTATTAATTGCGGTAATCAAAAATTACAAGAATACTCGGGGCAATATATTTTAGCTTCCGCTCAGCGCGATTTTACAGCAGAGAAGCTCGCATTATTTAACGAAATGATTGGACAAACAGCCGAGTTAAATGATCCTGCAAACTATGGCGCGCGAGTAAACGCATATCCAAGTGCGTTTTATAATCCCAGTCCGGCCGGTGCACAGCCATCCATCACAGGGCGCACATTATATATCCCTCTTGGCGCATGGTTTAATCTTGTTACTACACAGGCCTTTCCATTAGTCGCGCTTCAATATAACGAGCTTCAAATTAGCGTGACATTAAGACCTTTTAACGAATGGTTTACTATACGCGATGTTATGGATTACGCGAATTCGTTTCCAGTGGTTGCGCCGAATTTTAATCAGTTTTATATGCAACCGTATCGATTCCTTCAAACACCGCCAGATGAAATTCTTGGCCCGGTATCTTATGTGGATACCAGAACACAATGGAACGTAGATATTAATTTAAACTGCACTTATTGCTTTTTATCAAACGACGAATCTGAGGTATTTGCTAAGAACGAGCAGAAGTATTTATTTAAGCAGGTCTACGAGAGACCCTATTATAACATAACTGGGCAGAATAAGATTGATTTGGATTCATTGGGAATGGTGATTAGCTGGATGTTTTACTTTCAGCGAAGCGACGCAAACCTGAGAAATCAGTGGTCAAATTATACGAATTGGCCTTATAATTATATGCCTCAGGACGTGATCCTTGCGCCTAGTGCGGGAGACTATAATTATGTAAATCCTTTAGCTCCAGGTCCTCCTAGTATAGGTCCAGGTGTAAATCCTGATGGCTCGCCAACAAACCTCTACATAACAGGGCAATACAATCCGCAGAATATTCAGTATATTTTAGTAGCACTTGGGATCCTCTTGGATGGGCAATATAGAGAAAATATGTTACCTTCGGGGGTATATAATTTTGTTGAAAAGTATGTGAGAACTGCTGGTAATGCGCCACAGGGCTTGTATTGTTATAATTTTTGTCTCGATACCAATCCGCGAGTAATACAACCATCAGGTGCGATGAATATGAGCAGATTTACAAATGTTCAGTTTGAATTTACAACTATATCGCCTCCGGTAGATCCATATGCGCAGGTGTTAACTATCTGCGACCCCACAACGGGAGATATTGTGGGTATTAACAAACCAACGTGGCGTATTTATGATTACAATTTCAACATGTATTTAATTGAGGAGCGTGTAAATATGGTAATATTTGTTGGCGGCAATGCGGGTCTATTGTATGCTACATAAATATTGTGGCCCTAAAATAGCCCAAAATCATCAAAATTCCTACAACCGTGTAGGAATTTTGAGAAAATAATGTCTAAAAAAAACCCTACACCTGTAGATAAAAACATGTTTTTTCGTTGGGAAAGTTTTTCCAGAAATTTAAAATGGACAAAATAAATGTCCAAAAATCGAAAAAGGCAAAACGGTGTTGCGAAATAACATGTTTTGACTGCATAATTGAATTTTATGGTCTGGTCACCAAAAAAATAATTTTCAATTTGTGACGATAAAATTTTATACTTTTTTGGGAAAAGAAGTTAAAATTATAATATTCTGTCAATGTATAGCAATGTTTAGCAATGATTTTAAGCCGAAATTAAGCCCTGAATATTTTTGTGAAAAATGTGACTATAAAACAGGTAAGAAGAGTAACATGGATAATCACTGTCTAAGTGCTAAACATATAAAATCAATGATTAGCAATGATTTTAAGCCCGGCTTAAGCTCCAAATATATATGTCAAAATTGTCACAAGGAATATAAGGATAACTCCGGATTATGGAGACATAATAAAAAATGTAAACCCGAAGACTATTCCGGTTCAGATGAAAAGAATGATCAAATAACAAACGACCCAGCGGATAAAGATCAACTTATACTGATGCTTATAAAACAAAATTCAGAACTGATAAAGGAAACATCAGATTTTAAAAATATCATGCTGGAGGTTATCAAAAATGGCACTCACAATACAACAACTACTACAACAAACTCGCATAACAAGGCATTTAACCTGAACTTTTTCTTGAATGAAACGTGTAAGGATGCCATGAATATTACAGATTTTGTTGAATCGATTAAGCTACAATTATCGGATTTGGAAAAGGTTGGAGAACTCGGCTACGTAGAAGGTATTTCCAACATTATTGTAAAGAATCTGAAGGATCTTGATATTACGCAAAGGCCGGTTCATTGTACAGACAAGAAGAGAGAAACAATGTACATTAAAGATGAAGATAAATGGGAAAAGGATGATGAACAAAAGAAGATGCACAAGATGGTTAGAAAGGTTGCAGATAAAAACGCGAGAATGTTACCCAAATTCAAAGAAGCGCATCCAGATTGTACCAAAAGTGCTTCTCGGTTTTCAGACCAATATAACAAAATTATTATGGAAGCAATGGGTGGACGAGGTGATAATGATTTTGAAAAGGAAGAAAAAATCATTAAAAGGGTTTCCAAGGAGGTAATTATTCGCGATGCTTAAAAGAAAGATCCTAACTAATGTTACAATATATTATATAAATTTGATACTTAAAGAATATAAGCATTGGTTGATATTATTAGTATATGTCGGTTTATTCTTGTTTATTATTCTTATTGATCGCTTTGTGCCCTATTTATGCTTCTCTCGCGGTTCCGTTTGCTTTTCATCAATTGATTGTTATGAACAATTCTCTTCCGGGCTATATTGTCCGGTTAAAGGGTGGGGATAAAATTGGCAGCAAACTCACGACGTTTATTACACAGTTACCCAAGTACGGAACCTTATTTCAATTATCCCAGGTGTATAGTTTGTATGGTTATCATCCCGTTTCCGGCGCGCCTATCACTCATAATCATACTTTGGTTACTGGTTCTTTACACCGGGTTTACTATGTTCCGAACACGAGACTTTTCTGTCGCTTTTGCTCCGATGTGTTTTCTTTTATTGTAACGGATGGCTCGTCTCAGTCCTTTCCTGGAAATGTCACGATGGTGGATGCGGATGGCACGATTGTCGGTAGCGATTTTCTACTCGGGAACGACGGTTGGACTATTCTTGGCAACAAACTACCAGTTTCAGTTCCCGTTTTTGAACCATATAGCCGCGGTCAGTTCTTTA